CTCCTTGGAAGCCTTGAACACCTTGAGGACCTGTAGGAGCTCCTCCTATGCCCTGTGCTCCTTGGAATCCTTGCGCTCCTTGGAATCCTTCTGCTCCTTGGAATCCTTGCGCTCCTTGGAATCCCTGATTGCCTTGATTTCCTTGGAATCCCTGGGCTCCTTGGAATCCTTGATTTCCTTGGAATCCCTGATTGCCTTGATTACCTTGGAATCCCTGCGCTCCTTGGAATCCTTGATTTCCTTGGAATCCTTGTGCTCCTTGACGACCTTGAGAACCTTGAACGCCATCTGATCCTTGGAATCCTTGAGCTCCTTGATATCCTTGCGCTCCTTGACGATCCTTCTGAACCTTGAACCCCGTCTGAACCTTGAAATCCTTGCGCTCCTTGGAATCCTTGATTGCCCTGGAATCCTTGATTGCCCTGGAATCCTTGCGCTCCCTGGAATCCTTGATTACCTTGATTTCCTTGGAATCCTTGTGCCGCCATTTCCGTAAATTAATCCGTTAATGACATTTTCTGCTGCCCAACTAATAACAGAAGTTTCGATACTAGGAATGTTTATTTCTATTTCTTGATTGACAAAATTTTCATCAACAATATTATCGCCATCTATAGTAATAAAGCGATCTGTTTCACTAATATTGGCACATGCTTTGTGCGCACTGTCGCTACCTTTTACTCCATGAACTCGTTTAGCCCAAGGTATTTTTTTGCACAAATCTGCATAATTTTTTTCTGCATTAGGCTCATCATAGGACAAATATATTATGTCATAATCTAATATTTTTATTTTATTGTTCATTTTTTACCTTGTGTTGATAAGAACTAAAATGTTTTGTAGTAAAGATACTTAGCAAGTCAGTTTCTTGATCACTTACAAAAGGAACTTTTACAGAAGACTTATTTACAATATCTTGTATGCTAATTTTAAATGATCTGTATATTATATTTGGATCGTCTTGCTTAGTTACGCTAAAAAGTATTTTAGAATAAGAAAGATAACCGTCTTCCTTGATCTTGTTTGATACTTTTTTACTTAGTTTTACTTCCCATTGTTTCTTTTTTATATTTTGTATAACTGTTACTTCTGGAGATTTTACTTCTTCGCAAGGAATTTTAAACAAATATTCATTTATATCATATGTTTTAAAATCTGTGTTTTTTAATATAAGGACATGTTGTTTATTCTTAAGATCGTAATCTACTATATAATCGTTAAAACTTTTTTTGCCTTCGTATATGTCTTTTACTTGATCATAAGTGACAACAACAGACATTATATCATCTGTTGTATCTTCTTGTTTGCCCGAGACTTTGCGAATGTTCCCCGACGATTTTTCAAAATAAACATAAAATTTTTGTTCAGACATTTAATTTCTTTCTGAGTTTATTTACAATTTCATTAGTTATAAATGATTTATCTGTGTAATGAAACATTTTTGTTTGCTGATAGTTTCCTATCTTTAACTTACAATCATTATCATAATATATACCTACGTATTCTTTCCATGAACTGCTAAATTTATTCCAATTTTGCACTTTTGTTTTCATGTGTACAAAAGTAGGAGAACAATTAGAATTTGTTGTAATTTTTTCTTCGCAATCTAAGATTTTAGTAACAATTGCACATGCAACATCTACACTTAACTCTTTTGGAATATCTTTGTGCAAGTGTTGGGTATAAAATTTTTCCCAGTTTTTCATAACTAGCTCAAGCCACGTATAAAATTCGTATGCTAGATCAGATTTTTTAAAATAATGAAACCCTGAATATAAATTTGGTAAATTGTTTGATGTAAAAACCTTTCTGTAAAAATCATTAGTTACTGTTTCGTGTCTATAAGTCAAAACATTAGTAACAAAAAATAAATCATAATTAGATAAAAAATTCCAATAATTGCTTATTTTTTCTAATATTAACATATCTGTGTCTAATACAATAGTTTCATCGTACGGAGACACATGGTAAAGTTTCCATCTGTTGTTAATTTTCCAGCTTTTATCTTCTGCTTCGTCAGACCAAGGTATTCGAATTATGTTATCAAACAACGAAATAAAATTTTTATCTACTGGATCGTTCGTTACTAAAGATATAGGAATATCTGGATCAGTTAATTTGAGACTCATTGCCAACACGCATGCCTGCAACACATAGTCAACTGTCTTATTGTTTTGTGCAATAACTAAAATACCTTTTGACATTTATATTCCTTTGTTGAGAATTAATCTCGATAAATTAAATTTATTCATTGCATGAATATTTAAACCGTTAGTTGACAATATGTTGTATTCTCCTAGTCTTCCTTCTTTTTCAACTAAAAATGTTAATTTTTCGTTGTCTACGCTAACAATATAATCCTTATCAATCGTGTAATACAGTTTACCTGGAAGTTCTTGTACGAAATCTCCAGGTATAAATCCATTAAGTATATGTGCAGCGATGCTAAATGCAAAATCATTTCTAAACATTGGAGAATTTATTTGGTAAACCATACAATAATGTTCCCATTCGTCCTCGATATGTTTAATCAAATCAAAGAAAATTTTTGATATCGGAGATTTTTTAAAGTAAACTACTGTTGCCCAATAAAATTTAATCGAATTGTCACTTACAAACTCAAATTCGTTCGTCTTTCTATGTCCTGACAAATCATACGATTCAGAATACATCGCGATGTCAGCGTCATTGTTAAAACAATGTGTTAGATTGCTATTTGATACAAGAAAATCAGAATCAACTATTAAAGTCTTTTCATATGGAGAAAGCTCATATGCACAAGATCTTTTTAAATTTTTAAAATTTGCTACAGTTGATGATAGCGATCCGTCGTTGTATCTTCTGTAATTTTGCTGATAATTGTAAGTAAAATCAATTACAGTATCAAACACAGATAAATCATAATTTTTGTTTTCTTTTACTGATGGATTTGTAATCAAAGAAACAGGTAAATTTAGATGATTTTTAATTCTAGTAGCTGAAAAAATTGCTTGTAATACATAATCAACTTTTTCGTTATTTTGCGCAAATATTAATACACCTGAATTACTCAATTAATTTTTCCACACTTCTTTTATTTTTTAAATTTTTTATATTTGTCATATATGTGTTTAAAGCATGAAAATACATATCTGTTATATTATCTAAAAATTCTTCTAAATTTTCAATTTCAACAGGATTCTCGTTGTGATCTAACAATACAGAATTTGTTAATCCTCTATTAGTTAAAAACGAGACATAATTGATTAGCTCAACTGTTATAACAAAATGAGAACCATTAATAAAATAATGTGTATTTTCGTTAAATTGTTCTTTAAATAATCTACGTTGATTATTATATGTTGCCATATAATTACTATAATTGAGTGCTTTTTCTAATCTCTCATCCATAACATACACCTTTTAGTTGATAATACTATAGAAAGATGTAAAGGTCTACCTAAATTTTAGTAAGGAGATATGTTTGAACCTATAGGAGCAGGTATTGTAAATCCGCTTAATGCTCCACTTGCTCTTAAAATAAGAGTCGAAGTGGTAATTGTGCCTCTCACTACTTCGTCAATGGTTTCCGGACCATCTGTTAACGTAATTGTAAAAGTTAAGTTAGTATTTGACGTTCTACTTACAGAAAGATTAAAAACATTTTGAGTATAAACTGCAGATCCTGAATTATAATTTATTAAACTTACAGTTTGACCTGATGCAATGTCACGGCCGCCTGTTGCATTAGTAACAGATCCTCCAGCAGCAATAGTTTGTGTTGGAGTAAATCTTATAGTTCCTAGTGTCTGAAGTAAAGATTTCCAGTTAAGAGATTTTTGTTCAGTTCCTGTATAGCTTGATGTTGTTACAATTCTAATTTCGCCGCCGGTATTGAAGAATGATCGATAAGCTGCCAAAGACAAAAATGTAACATTAAACTCATAAGATATAGTAGTATTCCAAGTTGTTGTTCTGCTAGATATCAAATCAAGTCCAGAAGAATTTTTTAAATTGGTAACTTCCATTTGAGTAGTATTGTATGTGTCTACATTGGCTTCAACTGTAGAAATTAAACTTTCTAAGTTTTGAATATAAGTCTCAAACACCTTTTCTCTGTTAGAACCTGCTGGAATCACAGGATTTATTCCTGGAAAAGAAGAACCTTGTTGGTGGTACAATGCTCTAGACATGTCATCAACTAAGTTTGTGTAATCTTGAGCTCTAACTTTGCTTGTTCCAAGAGTAACCTGACTTGATTTTACTGTTTGCCCGTAGCCAATATTAGGTGTAGTGTTTGTAGGATTTCCTAAAACAGTCTGTATTCTGCTTTGTAAGTTGTTATATCGTTGTGCAAATATTTTAGTTGCCATGTGTTAACTGCCTCTTTTTATTTATTTGCACAATAAAAACTTAATTAAGTATCTGATCAAAAGGTATAACCCAGTTTTCATTATTGTTAGATACTGTAATAACTGAAATGTTCCTTTCATTAAGTTTTTGAATCAATAAATCATATGATGCCCGAACTTTATCAAGACCCAAGCTACCAGATGTGTCGATAAAAATTGCAACTTTTGATCCGTTCGGTAGACTTGCTAGATTACAGATATCGTACCAATCAGATCTATTAGCTGCAACTCCTTCATCTCTTTTAACTTGAGCATATTTAGCAAGTGGATCTAAATCAAATTCTCGCGGAATTTTAAGTGCTGTCTTTGTGTTTCCTGGCTGTAGTAAGAAAAATGGTCTGTTAGGCCATCTTTGCCTAAAGTTTAGCCAATTGTTTCTTATTGTTTCTGCAGAAGGTTTGCTTGCTTCGTCAATTACAGAAATACATGTTCTACTTAAACTAGTTGGAAGAGGTGTTTCTTCAAAAATAACGTTAACTGAGTTAGGTAGGCTGTTTAACTTTAATTTAAATTCTTTTTTAGTAGGAATAGACGATGCAACAGTGAATGATCTAGACGAAGTATTTTTGTTTATTATAAAAGATCCAGATAGACTTTGTCCACTTATATCAGCAGAACTTACTCCTGTAATAGTATAAGGAACTTGTACGGAATCTGCTATATTAAGTGTATTCAATGTTATTCTAAATGATCCACCTTCTGGAACAGAATTCTTATTTGTAGTAAGACTAAAAACAGAAGTAGGTGCTGCAAAAGTATCTAGCCCTACTAAAGTAGAATACGTTGGAGCACTTAGCACTACGCTGCTAGTTGAAGAGTTGTTGATAGAAAAAAATCCTTCTGGAACTAAATTTGTTATTGTAGTCTCTAATCTTCCTTGAACTAAATCATCAATTTTTGAGTCTACTGCGACATCGGAGTATTCAACTCTAAATGCAATAGAAGATGCCGATAATTCCTTAGCTTTTACTGTAAACAAGTTTCCTGAATATATTCCGTAAACAGTTCCGCCGCCGACTCTTTGATATATCACTTGATAATTTGATGTTAAATCAAAGTTTCCTATAAGAGTTCCTGTGTGGGGACCTGTAGTTTCTGTATGGTTAAATGATATTGTACCAACCGATGACAAAAATGCAGCCCAATCTCTTGACTTTAAAGAACCTGGATTAAGTAAACTTGAATTAATAAAAATTTTTCCGCCTGCATTAAAAAAATGTCTTCTGTGATTTGAATCTTTAAAGTTGGCTACAAACTCAAAATATAATTCTTTATTCCAAGGAGTTGTTCTAACACTTTGCGTAGCAGATTCGACTGACATTTGTGTCGAATGTGCTGAAAATCTGTCTGTTTCAATAGCATCCATTAATTTTTCGTAATCAGAGATACCTCTGAAACTACTTATATTAACACTGTTTTGTATATCGTCAAACACAGAAACTTGCCCTGCTTCGTTAATAACAATGTTAGGACTAGACTCCAACCCGATGGCGCTTGTGTTTTGCAAAACTCTTTCAATTTTTAATTCACTGTTGATATATGCATTATATCCAACTTGGTGAATTCTTGCCTTTATTAAATCGATATAAAGGTTGTTTATGTCTTCTGCTTTAACGACGACACTAGTAGGATTAGCAATTTGCGAGCTTGTTATAGCTTGGCCATACCCTCTGTTTCCAGCACCATTGCCTAATATTAATGAAATTCGTGATTGAAGATTGTTTAGTCTTGCAATTGTAATAACTTCTGTCATCTATAAGTACCTTTATACTTTTAACAAGCACTCAACTAGCTTTTCGTCTACCTGAGAGTTGCTCTCGAGTGCTATACCGACAATTGCACCTGTAGGAACTGTGCTAGCTGTTCCATTATTCCATGCATAGACTGCCTGTCCTTTTTTAATAGAACCAACT